GGCTACATTGAAATGTTGGGCAATCAGGGCGCAATCGAAACAGCCGATCGGCCACAACAATACGCAAAAGTAGAAAAAGCCGTACGGCGCAAAAAATAACACATGGCAGGTTGGAAGGTAACGACCCCGGCGGCGGAGGTGGTAATCAGCACCGCAGACGCAAAAGCATGGCTAAAGGTGGACACGTCGGACGACGATGCACTTGTAGCCGCGTTGGTTGCATCCGCAGCGGAGACCGCTCAAAACTACCTTTCACAGGCCCTGGTTACGCAGACCATAACGGAGACATTCGACGCATGGGGAGACGTTGCGCAACCGTCTTTGTTACGCCTTGCCATTCACCCGGTGATAAGCGTAACAAGTATTTCGTACATTGACGATAACGGCGCAACGCAGACATTGGCGGCGAATCAGTATAACGTTGACCTGTACGCAAAACGTTGCGTTATCGAACCCGCGTATAACGTTAGCTGGCCTACTACCAGGGTGCAACGCAACGCCATAACGGTAGTGTACCAAGCAGGATACGGCGCTGCAACGGCACTGCCAAAGGACATACGCACAGCGCTACTGTTAATGGTGGCAGATGGATACGAAAACCGTACCGACAGCGTAAAGCAACTGCCGACCGCATCGAAATACCTACTTGACCGCGTAAACTATGCCTATCTGCTATGAACAAGAACGAGCGCATAGGCAACATGCGGGAACGCATCACTATCCAGGTGGTTGCAGAAACGCAAAGCGGCACTGGGTATCCTGCCGAAACATGGACTACCTACGCAACGCGCTGGGCGGCTGTATCGGCAAAGCCAACCGCAAACAAAGAGATGGAAGAAGCGGGGCAAAAAACGGCAACACAGGGCGTAATGTTTACGCTTCGTTACGATGCTAACGTAACGCCAAAGCACCGCATATTGTACCGTAATAACTACTATGATATTGTAAGTGTAACGCCCGACGCGTTACGAATGCACATGGAGATAGAAACAGATTTTCGCAAATGATAGGAGCAGCGATATACGGCATTTTATCCGGCGCAACGGGTGTAACAAGCCTAATCAGTACACGCATCTACCCGGACATTGCACCGCAAAACGCGGCCTACCCTTTTGTGATATACAGCATAGAAGGTACTGACCCATCCGACACAAAGGACGGTGCAAGTTCCCTAGACGTGGTAGAGTTCACGGTAACGGTGTTTTCCGAAAGCTACGATAACATGACAAGCATCGCATCAGCGGTGCGCACGGCCTTAGACGCAAAAGCACCTGGCACATACAGCGGCATCACCCTGCAAAGCATCCGGTTTGCCGGACAGCAAAGCATGAACATGGAGATAGGCAAACACGTGTATGTAATTGAGCAAACATATAACGCACGACACCAAAGATGATAATCAAGATACTAAAGCCTTTTTGGAAGTGGCAGCCTGGAGCAGAACCCGACGTAACGGAAGATTTAGGCTTCGACCTGATCCGTCAAGGCATCGCGGTTGAGGCCAACGACCAAACCAGGCGCGACTTACATGCAAAGCCCAAAGAGGAAACAGAACCCCAAAAGATAGAGGTTAACAACTTCTATGCCCCTGAAACGAAAAAGAAACGCGGTTTTTTCACGAATAAATTTTAAACAATGGCAAACGTAGTAAACGGAACTAATTTCCGCATATACGCCTCTGGTGTCGCCATCGGCGAAGCCACAAACTGCTCTATGAGTTTGACCGTGGAAACGCGGGATACTCTGACCAAAGACAACGTCGGAAGCTGGACATCTTCGGCGCTTGGCCGTCGTTCCGGTACGCTGACATCGGAAGGCCTTATCGCCTTCGACACAACCAATCAGGGCGTTGACGACCTTTTCACGCACTATGTGTCAGGCACGGCCCTTGAGGTGCGATTCCGGCAAACCTCCTCCTCGACCGCTGTACCGTACTGGGTATGCACGGCGTACATCACCAGTCTGGAATTTTCGGCAGCGGTCGAAGAAAACAGTACGTACTCTGCAACCTGGACAATCACAGGTGCGGTATCAATGGCATCTTAAAAATCATTAAGGATATGACGGCAAAACAGATTCAAACCGGGCGTGGGATGCTGCCTTTTTCATGGGGAATGGCAGCCCTCACCCGCTTTTGCGAAGAAAACAACTTGACACTAAACGACTTTGCGCAACTTGAGAAAGAAATGCGCCCTACCATACTCCTTAGCCTGATATGGCACGGCTTCAAAGACGGGCACAGAAAGGAGCAAAAAGCCTTTGAGTTGACCGTTGATGACATCGCTGATATGATAGACGAAAGCCCAGGCCTTATGGAGCGGTGCATGGAGGCTGTTTCAAACAGTATGCCAATGGGCGCGGGAAACGGGAACAAGGCGAAGGCGAAGCGGGCTTGAACCTTGAAAGTATCTACAAATCCGCTATCAAGTCCGGCATATCGCCCGGCGACTACTGGAACAACGACCTGAAGCACATTGTATGGGCAATAGAGGCCAGGCATAGTGCCTCGGAAGAAATAGAGCGTATGGCATGGGAGCGGCAAAGGTGGGCGGTATGCACGTTGCTCCAACCGCATATACAAAAAGGCAAAACCCTTGCACCGTCCGACCTTGTGCGCTTCCCCTGGGAGGAGGGCGCAAAAGCTCTGCAACCAAAGGAAGGGTTGGATGAAGAAACTAAACAAGCGCTTTACGAAAAATGGGATAGGGAAGCCCGTGAAAAGTGGGGAAAATAAACCGATATGCAAGAAGTGACCATTACAGGGATAGATGAACTTAGGCGCAATATGCAACGCTACCTTAACGAGGTGGCCACAAAAAAAGAGCGTCAAAAGGTATTGTTGGGAGGCGGGCGCGTGCTTCGCAACAAAGCACGGACAAACATACCGAGGCATAAAAAAGTGTACACATATCAGCGAGGCGGTAAACGTATAGCAATCAAACACAATCCGCTATACTACTATACGAAATCCGGCGGCAAAGTGGTTTCTTATCCCGGAAACCTCAAAAAATCAATGTACGCTTTCAAGAAGAAGGACGGAGACGTGGCGGTCGGCCCTCGTGTGCTTAGAAAGATAGGTTCGCAAGAACTGGGCAAAACCCCTAAAACTTCTTCTGGGTGGTATGCATCCATGCTGTACAAAAAAGCTGCCAATTTCCGGAGACAAGTGACCGAAAGCGCACTTGCTTCCAGCTTGTCGGCCATTGACCTGGCAATGCAGGCCGCATACAAAAGGATTCACCGATACTGGGCAAGACGCTATAACCTGTAACGAAACATGGCAAATACGCTAAACGTAAACCTAAACCTAAATACCTCCGACTTTCAGAGGTCTTTAGTGCGGATGCAGCAGAACCTTTCAGAGTTCAGCCGCAACATGCAGCGCGTTGGCCAGGACTTAACGCAAAATCTTTCTATACCCTTATTGGGCGTAGGTGCTGCAGCGGTCAAATCCTTTACCGACCTGGACAAACTGGAGCGCGGCATGACCGCCGTAATGGGTACAAGCGAAGCAGCGGCGGCTGAACTTGAAAAGCTGAAAGTTGCAGCCCGCGCACCAGGCCTGGGCTTCGAGGAAGCTGTAAGGGGTTCTATCCGCTTGCAGGCCGTCGGACTATCAGCAGATGAGGCACGAGGCACGTTGCAGGCATTTGGAGCAGCCATAGCCGCCACAAGTGGTACAGCCGAGAACCTCGAATCGGTGCAATATCAGCTAACGCAGATGATTAGCAAGAACCGGATATTGCAGGAGGATTTTAGTATTTTACAGGAAAACGTACCATTGATAGGCGAGGCGATGGAAGCTGCATTTGGTACGAGAAACATTGAACTTGTAAGAGAGACCGGGATAAGTGCGCAAGAATTTAATAGGCGTATTGTTGAAGCGTTGCAAACATTGCCGAAAGTACAAAATGCCACCGGAGGCCTTGCAAATGCTTTCGACAATTTTACAGATGAATTGAGAACTAATCTTGCTGATTTAGGCAGGATAATCGCCGAAACGATAAACCTTGAAGGCATACTGAACGGCCTATCCGATGCACTTGCAGCGGTGGTGGGATGGTTCAAACAGCTTAGCCCAGGCGCACAAAAATTTGTCGTTGTTGTCGCGGGCATTGTTGCGGCGATCGGCCCTGCATTGTTCGTTGTGGCAAAACTATCCGGGCTGTTTGCTACCTTATCGAGTGGGTTTAGGATTTTGATTTCATTGGGCCCTAAGTTGGGAGCAGCCTTTACGATCGCGACCGGACCAGTAGGATTGGCCGTACTTGCAATAATAGGCGCTATTGCAGCTGTCGGTGCGTTGTACGTAAAATTTGAAGGAGTGCGCCGCGTGGTTAATGGTGTGGGGCAATCGTTCATAGAATTTGCAAAGCTGGCCAAAAATTCATTTGCCGCACTACTTGAAGGATTTGCGCGATTGAAGGAGGGTGATTTCAAAGGCGCTGCAACGCAGTTTGGAAAGGCATTGCAGGTTCTTAATCCGGTCGAACAAGGTAAGGCGCTTGCGATTGGCTTTGCGAAAGGCTTTGAGGATACAACGGACTACCTTACGCCGACCATAGAAAAAATAAAGGAGCAGGTCAAAAGCGCGCAAAATGCATTGGGATTAGGCGGTACGCCTACTCCGAGCGGTGGCGGCGGTGGCGGTGGCGGTGGTGCTGTCCGCGAAAAGGCAATCCTGCCAACCAAAGTACAACCGCTGCAAGAGCTTGAAGCAGGCGCGACGGTACTGCAAAAATACGGTGGTGAAATTGAACGGCTGGCACAAGCTAATAGCGGGCTGGGAAAAACGTTTGACGAACTTGGTGTAAAATTAAACACCGTATCCGAAGGCGGGTTAACGTCTTTTGGCGAAAAAATGAAACGCATAAGGGAAGCCTTAGATAATTTCAATGAAGGCGCAAAGCAAATTATCGAGGGCGCACTCGAAGGACTTGCAATCGGTTTTGGGGAGTTCCTGGGCAAAATAGCGGATGCACCTTTGACTTTGCGCGGGCTTATCGGAACTATCCTTATCCCTATTGCGGATGCACTTATCAATCTTGGTAAACTTGCAGTTACTACAGGCATAGCAGTTGAAGGCATAAAAAAGGCTTTACAAACCTTAAACCCTATTGCCGCAATAGTTGGTGGCGTTGCGCTTATTGCGCTTGGTAGTTTTGTGAAAAGCAAAGCTGCAAACCTTACCAAACTTGCAAAAGGCGGCTTAGCCTTCGGCCCTACCACGGCAATAGTAGGCGATAACCCCGCTGCCAGGACTGACCCGGAGGTAATTGCACCGTTATCGAAACTTAAAGACTATTTGAACCCCGGAGGCGGGGCGATGATAGCTGAAGCCCGCATATCGGGCAATGACTTGCTGATATTAGTGAACAACGCAGAACGCGCTAACAACCGGATACGCTAATGGC